CAATTCAACTTCCTAATGTATAAAGCGACAAGGAAACAATTAAATGGGTTTATTTCTTAACTTTTGACCTCAGAGCACTGATACCCTTTTGCAGGTATCTATTAACAAAATTCGTCTCTGCGTTGTCATCAGAAGCATCAACCCTTTCAATTGGCTTTTCAGACGTAACCTCGGTAGGCAAGCTCTGTCCTGGAACAAGTCCTAACGTAACAGGATATTGTCCCGGCTTACTGGATATACCAAACCGTGAGATACGAGAGCGTACCTTTTGGATAGCCTCGGTCAAAGCGGTTTGTTTATCTATGCCATCTTTAATTTTGCTGAGAACCTCGTCATAAACTTCTTCTTTAATGACTTCTTGACGAGACTGAGAAATCTTCTCATCCTCGTCTATTATTATTTTACCAAAAATCTCATCTTTGTCAACCATATTATCGGATTCTTTTCGCAAATTTAGCTTAAAATTTTCGATATGTTGCTTTTCGGTGTAAGCAAGTCCTGCTGCAACCTCCGCAGGGTTTTTCCCAAACCTCTTTTGAAACTCTGCATCAAAGTCAAAATTAGTATTACCTGCTTGGTGGTTGTTACTACCTTTATTGTCGTTCGCGTTACCTACTGAGTTTCCATCTATCTTACTCATAAGTTCCTCGGCTGAAATATTCATAAATGAAGCAAATTCTTTTATCTCAACATCTGTAGGCTCATGGTTAGGGTCGGAAAATCGTGTGTATAATTCCTGGATTCGTAAACCATTCTGAGCTTGTTTTCTCATTTCGGCGGCTTCTTGGAATTTTTTCTCTGCTCCGGCTGCTTTTTGGGATAACGCGATAGCTTCTTCTTTAGTTAATTGTCGTGTTTCCCCATCAACTGTGATTTCCATGAAGGGGGTCTTGCCCTGATTCTGGTCGTTATTATTGCTATTATCATTATTATTGTTATTACCGGTATCACCAGCACCGCCGCCTTGTCCATCACCTACATTTCCACCATCTACACCGGGGTCACCCACACCACTACCGTCATCGTCCGCAAAAAATCTTGCGTTATGGTTATAAAATCCGAATTTATTCCACATTTTTTTGAACATTACTTTTCCTTTCAAACAGGTTATTATATTGATTTTTTAGTTTTATTGCATTGGCAATTGAGGCATTCCACCTTCACCGCCCATCATTCCAAGAGAAGCTTCCGCGGTTTCCTCAGGATATGGAAGCTGATCGGGAAAATCACCCATCTGAGCTTTGTGTTCATCTATATGTTTATAGAACTTATCACGTACTTCCTGCGAGGCTACAAAGAATTCTGGCCTTGCAACGAAAGCTTGGAGTACCATTAAGTGTATTCGGTGCAAATCGGCTGGTCCAACTATAACACCTTCTCCCGGCGTTTTACCATCTCCAAATAGAATTATATTTTCCAGCATAGCTCGTCGGTAGTTCTGCCAACCAATTTCATCCCCAACAGGAATATCCAAACCTCTTTTACGAACTTCGAAATTAAATTCATCAAGTGTTATTCTACCTTCCTTAAATGCCTCCTTTAGTTCTGCCTTTTGTTGTTCCATCGAGACAGGTCTTTCGGACATGATTGTTACCAGAACTTCATCGGGATAAGGTATTGCATTTTGTGATAGTTGCATAGTTCCCGAATCTGTATCCAAAACGATACCGGCGAGAGAGTCATCGAGGTTGGTTATACTTACAACTTTTTGGTCAGTCCAGTTATCTTTCAAAATTCTTAACAAAGCTCGATATTCACCGGACATAGCCATAGCTATATTTTTAGCAACAGGAGACAAGGGAATACTTGAGGCTTCCATCAACATACCCATAGCGGGGCCACTATCAACACGTCCGGGAGCCTCCCCTCTTGTTAATCCAGCGGGTTGATTTGCAATCTTATCCATCAAAGCAGAAGCAATTTCTAATGCTTTCAATTGAGGAGCGGTCATTTTGGCCGGTTGAATATTAAATGGTTTCAAATCTGGACAGGTATAATCGGGTTCAAAAGTTATTCTTTTGATACCATCTTGCCCCCTATGAGCCTGTGGAGGAGTTCCCAGAGTAGTAGGCCACATTTGTAAACCATATAAATCGAAGTCTGCTACTGATTGGAAAACACTTGATAAAGCTATTTCAAGTTCATTATTTAGGGGGATCATTTGGTCAACGAAAGAACGTCCCCAGAAACTACCAACTGTAGTCCCTCGAACTATTCTTGTTGGCATAGGATATTTAGCACTTGTATGGTCATAACGATAGAGTTCTTTGAATTTAGTCATACCAGCGTAAATTGCGTATTCTGCTAAATAACCATCACTCGTTTCGGTCCAAACCTCTACAAGTAAAGTTACAGGAACATTTTTAAGATTCTTAGTTTTCTTAGACCCACTCGCCATACCATCGTCCTTGGTAGTATTTTTAACGAAAAATCCACCGCCGTTAGCAGACTGGGTAATCATGCCCTCTCCCCATGAATCCATATCCATAGGCATTTCACCGCTTGGAATCTCTATATCATTAAGACCTACATAGGATTTTGAACCATTTGGAGTAATAGCTAAACCTTTTAACCATTCCAAAGGAACGTACCTCATTCTTATAAGCCCACGTACATCGGTTGGTCCGGCTATATCAACTGGAATAGGAAGAAGTTCCCAAGGCATTATAACTTCAATTCCGTGACTATCTGGACCTTCAACCCATAACCCAAGTCCTATAGTTCCGTACATTAAAATAGGAGGAGCCATATCGAGTTTAAGTTTATCAACTTTATCCTGTGGAATAGCTTCATCAAGAACTACTTGCCCTATACTGGATTTTCTAACACCGTCTAAACTAACTCCTTTTTTGGAAACTTTAGGAGAAATGTCAATAGCAAGTAAACGTCCAAGCTGGGTTGTATATTTGGCTACTATGTCCTCATATCTTAATTTAAGAAGTCCGGGCTCATTAAGATAGGATATTGTAACTGTTCCCGATGTATAGTCAACTTTTGTAAATTCACGCAACCCAGACATATAATACTGTGCTATAAACCATTTAACACTTTCTGGATTTCTCCTGCTACGTCCCTCGGATATAATATGAGCAACAGCCTCAGAAGCTTCGTCCTTATTCTTGGGCAACTTATATGTGTAACTCATGTTACGTGGCTCCAAATATAACCTTTACAAATATTATGTACATGTTGAATTGAAATATCGAACTGCCAAGCAACATCTTTCAAGGAAAACTTAGCTATGTTTCGTAAATATTTTATGATTCTAACCTTATTGTCTGTTAAGATAGCGTTAGACCTCTTATCTCCTTTAATCAACCCGGAAAATGTACCATGTCTTACTGCATCATAGGTATTTTCGGATTTGGTTCCCCACTTCAAATTATCTAAGTTATTATTTGATGGATTTCCATCCAAGTGACGACATTCCATTCCTTTTGGGCATGGGCCAACAAAAGTCTCCAACACGAGCCTATGTACCAACTTATGAATTATTTTTCCTTGGATGTATAATTGGACATCTAAATGGCCATATTTATTTATCCTATTTAGGGCCATCCAATGACCTTTTCGATAATGACCATGTGGAGTTAATCTTGGCAAAGCATAAACCTTGCCACATTTACTAATGGCATAATTAGTGTAAACTGAATGAACTTTAAGTTTTATTCCATCAATAATCATAATCCATAACCTTTTGTAAAGCTAACACCCAGTTTTTCTTTTTCCTTTTCTACCTCTTTTTTGCTTTCCTGTTTTACAACCCCTGATAAATTACCACGAGGCAACCTTGCGGAGGCTACTAAAGCTCTGGCCCCAGCTTCATTACCACTACGAGTAGAAATCAATATCATAAGTTGTTCATTGGTTTTAGTTAATCGGTTACAAGTCTCTCTTACTAACGAAGCAAGCATCATAACCATACCTGTAACACAAATTGCAACCACAATTATCGCATAAATAACCCAATCAAACATAAAGGTAGTCCTTTCTCATTCTCTAATTGTAACATAAAATTAAAAATAATTCAACCATTATGGTCTTACGATTCGTATATTTCTTCTTTCTAACCTACGGTTATCTGGACGCTTTTGACGTTCCCTGGCCTTGTGAGCCATTATATTTGTCATTTCATCAGTAATTTTATTTAGAGGAATCCCGGAAAGAATAGGAAGACCATTATGAAACTGCTCCCCACGTTTTATTTTTTCTTCAATAGTATCTTTTCCTCTTTCCCTTTTGAATCTACCACCTTTAGTCTTTATTACATATTTGGGCATACCTAAAATGGTATCAATAGCATCGTCATGTTGTAGCAAAGCTAAATCCAAAGTAAAATCAGCAGTTTGAGCATATAATTGGTTGTAAGGCCATTTATCTTGAAGATGTGCCGGATACTTTATTCGACCGGAGTTAAATCTCCATTCAGAAGAAGCAATCCTATCTGCCTTTGATTCCTTAGCTGGATATGTAATAGGAAATACGCGACCTCTCCATTTGTCATTTCTAATATCCCCCTGCTCCAGCATATACTCAGTAAGAGCCTCCGCAAATGTTTTTTGTATAGAGACCGACTCAATTCCTAAAATCCGAACCTGCCAAGCCAGCCCGTATTCGTAGATGAGCCGCATGAGAGTATCGTCCTTGGCCCGTCCGAGCCATAAGTGCAGGACCCAGAGAGTCGCCAAAGTATCGATCCCGCAGATAGCGATGCACGAGTAATCGTGATTGTTTGTAAGCCCGTGTGCTTTGTCAAAGAGTAAGAACTTAAACATTGGTCCAACAAGCTCGTTGAACGGCTTTTCTTTTTCTTCATAGGTTCTGTGGTCATTTTCATCTCCAAAAACTCTTTCACACCATTTTACTTTATTTGTGTTGGCAAGAGGATTAGTCCAATCGAAATCTCCTTCAACAGTATATTCATTTTTACGTTCATCAACTTTCAGGATTCTATCTTGTTCTGAAATAGGTTCATTGCAATATTCAGACGCGAAAGCCGAAGCACCTATAACTCCTTTTTGCTCATCAAGGTAATCTTTGGACCATTTCTCCGGCCATAGTAGGGTAAATTTGGATTTGTCATCAGGGTCATAAGCAATAGCTCGAATAACTTTTCTGTTCCAATAATCGAAGCGGGGGTCATCCCCTTGGACGGCTCTATACAAAGCAGATTTACGATCAATTAATGTTCCAATCCAAAACATCATCGAGCCAGGATTAAGCATAGGGATAAGTTTCTTAAAGAGGATAGTTTCAAACTTCTCCATAAGAATCTGTCTGGCTGTCTCGGATGGACTATCGGGGTCATTCTCTGGATCATCGAGAACAAGAAATCTTGGACGACCACCCCTAACCTTTCCCATTACACTGCTACCAGAGATAGTAGAACCATTTAGTAATTGGAGATAGGAGTGATTCCAAGTAGCAGTTCCTCGTTTGGGCTTTTGAATTCCAAAGTCGTCTATGATTAATTTATTATTAGTCAACTGGGACATGAAGGTGTCAAAACGTGGGTCCTTCTGCTTATCAGTAGAAAAATATAAGCCTATATCAATTGGTGCATCGCAGAGACTCATATACAAAGTATTCTCAACTGTGATAACCGTTGATTTGGCACTACCTCTCGGAGCCGCGTAGGCATTCTTAGCAAACTTGGCTATGTCCCATTCCATATCGTAGTGAAAATCGGGAGACTCCAATTGGCCTTCCTTGTAGAAATAAGTTTCTTTATCCCCTTTTAGGTAAACATTGCGAAAGAAATACCAACCAACAACAAAATCCAAAAAAGTTTTTCTTCTGGTTAGAACACCTAAACGGGCCTGTCGCTGACCGTCCAAACTTAACTCGGAATAATCCAAAGGAAGCGGCCAATATGGATTATTAAAATCTCGATATTTGTCAATCCAGTGGCTCATCTTCTTTATCCTGTTTTTCCTTATCGGCTATAACTATTTTACAGCCTTCTGCAAGGTCAAATTCCTGGTACAAGCAATAGCCATCTACTTTACATTTGTCACAAGTTTTTTCCTTTTTAGACATTATT